CCATATGAGGCCAATATTGTAATACAATATGGATCATTGGTTAATTGCATTTCTTTAAGTGCAGTATACACTTTGTCATTTATGCCTGCAATTATGTAACTATCATTGCATTTTATTAATGTAGGATTCCAGTACTTTGCACTATACTGTTCTAATCTATTTAACAATAGAGACACTATTGGACAATAATTGACAATCGAATAATGAGAATGGGCTACTACCAATAGTGATTTTAATGCCTCAGTACTGTAGGGCGACTCATAAATTTTTTTATCTTTAATCCAGACAAAAGTGTTCTGTTCGATTTTGCGGAAGTTGTCTATAAATTTTTTATTGAATGGACTTTTGAATGTAATTATATTATCAATTATAGTTACATATGCTTCCGTAAATTTTGGATCGCTGTTTATAATAGTAGATTCCCAATCAAGACTTTCTAGTTGGTTCTCTTTTATACCTTGTTTATGTAATTGTTTTTTATATTTGTCTATTAGCTTGTTAACCAATGCAACTTGATTAGTGGTAATAGTGTGATTTTGTACAGCAAGCCAATGAAGATTTTGAATGAACTTTAGGTCATAAGTACTCAATCTCATGACTCCGCATTGCATAAAATATATTAAATGTTCTTTTGTTGTTACCGGTATCATTCTCTTATTATAGATAATGCGATATGCTTAATCAAGTACAAAGGCAAAAAAAGGGAACCTAAGTTCCCTTTATATAAATTATCGAAGAGGACTTATTGACATTGCCTCTACGCACACTGCAGGGGTTAACCTTTCATGCAAGTTGCCTTAGCAAGTTCACGCCAGTTAGCACTAATCTTAACCAAGTCAGCAACCTTCAAACACATACGCAAAGACACTTCACGCAATTTGTTGCAGTTAGCATCAATGAAAGACATAATTTCATCAGTTTGTTCCTGAGTGAAATCATAGTCAGCAAACAAACCACCATCGGCATCGCGGTGAACTTGCTTGATACGCAACATTTTGTCACGCTCAGTATCAACTGTCAGGTCCAGAAAGTGACAACGAGACTGGAGTGCATCCAAGTGAGGTTGCATCTTAGAAGCCTTCTTGTTATCGAAAGTCTTGTTAGTAATGAAGATGATAGAACCGTTAAAGTTAAACGAGTTAGGGATACCTTCTTCACGCAAGATACGAGAATCTTTGTTCCAAGAGATACGGCGAGTTTTGCCTGAGTCAAGCGCACCTTTCAGTACGTTAACAGCATCTTGATCTTCCCAGATATCACAATCATCAAAAACGAGAACGTTTTTAGCATCAGAGAATTTGTACAACTTAGCAAACAAACCGATGCCTGACATAGCACCTTTGACAACTTCAAAGCGGGCCTTCTTGCCTGCAACTTGATCGAACAATGATGCCTTTTCCATTTGCAAAGACACACCATGTGACTTACCGATACCTGCAGGACCTGTAACAATCATAGCACGAATGTCACCTTTGATACATGCCTTAGACATTTCATCAAGCACACCGAAACGAGTAGCAATACGGTCCATTGCTTGTTCATCAGTTTCAGTAACTTGAGCAACAGCAGTGGGCACTTCGACTACTGGCTCAGAACCATTCAAAAACTGAACATCAGACATTGTATCGACCTTGACTTTGACAACATCAATGTCAATGTTAAATTGACCATCATTCTTCACTGTAACGTAACCTCCCTTTTTACCTGTTTGAAAACCACGTACCAGTGTGAACACTTCACCTTTAACAGGTTGATTGCGATACGTACCAGAAATAATGCGAACTGTAGACATTGATTTGCTCCGTTAGTTAACTGTCAATACAAGTATTATACACGAATGCCCATTTATTGTCAACCTTTAGGCAAATTCGTAGAACTTAACCTTTGGGTCCAACTTTTGCAATTCACGTGCGGCCTTAGTCAATTCATTGTAACGGGCTTGAACAATGCTACGGGGCAATTCACCGTCACAAGTCAAATTCTCGGGACTCAAATCACAATCGATTGAATCGGCAATCTTTTGACGGTCGCTAGCGTTTTTAAGGCTAAGTTCTTTGGCACCGAAAAGTGTACCATAAGCGTTTTTGCGATCCAGATACTTTTGTAATGCTGACATGTTGTTTCCTTTAATCAACTGAATAAGACTCTATTATAAGCCCAAAACCATTTATTGTCAACCTTAGGAATTGACAGTATTGAACGGATCATAGGAATCAGTAGACTCATCCTCAAGAGTTTCCGCAACTTCGTAGACCCAACGAATAGGGATATCCAAACGACGGGCAATATCACGCGGATCCAGACCCGACTCAAGGTCTAATTGTACGTCAATGAAAAGTTCAGCCATAATAGACATTTTTTGTCAACCTTTAAAGTTTAGCAACCAATTGATTGTGGATCATATCCATTTCGGATTGTTCCACGTAGAAATCAGTAGTCGGATCGTAGTACTGACCTTCTTTGTTGTCATAATACAACACTCGACCGGAGAAGTTGAACGGGCCTTCTAGACCCTTACGAGGACCGTATTTTTGACGCATTTGATCCATTTCAAACTTATCTGCAACAACACGATAGCCCATTTGCAACTCCTTTTGACTGTTTAAGCCTCTATTATAGACCCAAATTGATTTATTGTCAAGCCAGTGTCAGTTGGACTTGCAAACCTTCCCAAGTACCAGCGAGGCCAGTAGCACACTGGTCAGCGATACCAGTACCTGAACGAGTGAATTCTAGTGCATCCAGAGCCTTTTGAGTGGCTGCATTGCACTTGGCAAAGTCACCAACACCGTTGCGAATCTGTTTTACTGTAGCATAGAAACATGCTTGACCAACGATAACACGAAACTTTTGGGTTTGCTTGAAACGCTTCATAACCATGTAAGACTCCTTTAATCAATCTATACATGTATTATATGCCCAAACCCATTTATTGTCAACCTTCTAGGATTGACCCAATGTTGAAGTACTGTAGTTCGTCTCGGCAGCTGGCTTGTATGTTCAAGTTAAGAACCATGTCGCCATTGTTGAATTGCATATCCCATAAGCCAATCAATGGGTTGGTAGCGGTGATGCCAAAACGATAAGCACGATTCTTAGAATCTTTCAACCAGTACTCAGTAAACTTACCTCGGGTCTTACTATTCTTTTTGAATCCTTTGACTGGGGTAAGTCGTACAGACTTGTTAATTGTTCTACGAGTTAATGTGTTGAACTCGGGAATATCTTTCTCAAAGTCACGCTTGATAATGTCAAACTCAACATCATGTGCATGAAACTCAGGCAATCGATAAACCATTGGCACAGTCTTCTCAGTGAACTTCTTTGAATCACCTATTAGATAGTCTTTCAAGTCTTGACGGAACTGAGTTAGACGTTGATCTTTCAATGCCATGACCATAAACTTCTTACTATAGTAATCACGTACTTCTTCTGCCTTAGTACGATCTTCCGGTGTCACGTGTCTAAATAAATTTTCTGATAGTAGACTAGAAACATGCGGTTGAAGTGTATGTTTAGATTGTCTGATTCTATACCAAGTGCAACTTAATGCCAACAAGTCTTCGGTGGTTTCGATAATTTCGTACTTCTTGATATTAGTGGAATTTGTGATCATGCTATACTCATCAGCATTAAAAAATCCGTTGATACCGGTCGTAATAGTACTTAGATTACCTAATGAGAATACTTGACCTTGTGCACCTTGTGCTCCGATTGATAATGCTTGATTTGAAAATAATTTTGACATTTATTATCCTACTGTTATATCTTCCATACCAGCAGTGCGCAAACGAACAATATGTCCCATTTGCCATTGCTTGGCTTCTAAACCTTTAAGAATACCCAACCAACGATTTCGCAATAGTGCAACTTCGTTGATTAAAATTTCAAAGTCTATGACTTCTGATTCACCGTCAACATATTTTTCAGCATCGCGGCTAGTCAATGCTCTATTATACGCTTCTAAGTATTTTTGAAAATGTTTTCGGCGAATCTGTCTAAGTCTAATGTTGAGATAGTTTAGTACCGCTTCTATCTCTTGTAGTTGATTAAATCTATGTTCGGTGACACCGGGTAAATTGGCAATGTTCTTTTCAACATTGCCATAGATTTTTACCTCTTTCTTAGCATCAACTAGTTCCGATTCATAGTGCGTAATAAAATCGGGTATCTCAGATAGATCCTGCGA